ATCATGGATCAACAAGAAGCAGTACAATGGGCCGAAGGCCAGGACGTAGTACAAGTACGCGCAATGCGTAAAGGAGAAGAAGACAAATTTGTATTCACCGTAGGAGAATACGTAGTGACTCCACACGTATTCGATACGCGAGAAGAAGCGATGGACTACCTTAATGAACATTTCAGATTAACAAACATGGACCTAGCAATCATCGGAGCTATGTGCCAAAAGCTCAATGAACTTAATGATCAACAATTTAAAAACAAAGAAAAATGAAAGTAAGTATCGGAAAAAACACCCTCGGCGGTGGGAAAAAAATGATGACACGGTTGAATAATTATAACCGTAGTACACACGACAATAGTTTTGTTTTAAGAACAAGTATGGCACCTGGAGTTTTAGTGCCAACTATGACGGAATTATTATTACCGGGAGACACCTATTCCATTCAAACAAGATGTCATACATTGACTCATCCAACAATTGGACCTCTATTTGGGAGCTTTAAGCAACAAAACGATTTCTTCTTCTGTCCAATAAGGTTATACAATGCAATGCTACACAATAATGCGTTGAATATTGGACTTGATATAAAAAAAGTCAAGTTTCCTTATATGAGAACAGGAGACCAAAACAGAGAAACTGACGCATATTTACCAGGAAGCAATGAAACCCTTTTAAATCAAGTAAATCCCAGCTCTTTACTAGGTTATCTTGGTTGGAGCTCTCTTCAATCAAGCGTAAATAATGGAGGGTGGGAAGAAGAAAGCTGGAATTTCATCAAACCAATCATGTACTTCGACATATTTAAAAACTACTACGCAAACAAACAAGAACCAAAGTTTTACACAATTGGGGTCGCCGGCATAATGGGGTATAATAGCACAAAAACAGATAATGGATTTTATTTTGTGTCATGTAAATATAACGGAACTAATTGGGTCGAATTAAGTAGGAGCCAAAAACCTAACTTTAATTACACAATAACGGAAAACGGAACTTATGGTGTAGCTGTTGTTTTTAAAACAAGTATAAAAATAATACAAGACTCGCTTGTGTTACAAATCGAAAACCCCAATTTTAAGGGCAAAAGGTACGCCAACATCAACGGCACAATTACAGAATTAAAGAATAACAGAGTACTAACCGATATAACACTAGCCGGAAATGGAAATACCACTCCTCGGACCACAGCATTCTTAATAGAGAATTCGCGCGCAGCAGTATCGGGAACAAATTATAGGGCGTGGTGTACTAACGCTAATGTAGAATATACAGCGGCAAACTATAACCAATACGACTTAACGAAAATAGACGATATGAGAGAGAGTATTTTAGCAGCAGGTAAAACAGCGTACAGCTGCACTGATAAATTTCTCGCGGATATTGTAAAACCGATTGCCAGTCAAACCACTGCAGGCAAAACAAGACCAGCTTGTTCAGTGGCTATGGTAGGCCTGGCACTTAAAACCTATCAAAGTGACATCAATACCAACTGGGTCAAAACAGAATGGATAGATGGGGATGCCGGAATTAATACAATCACAGCAATTGATACCAGTAAAGGAAGCTTTACTCTGGACACCTTGAACCTTGCAAAAAAGGTATACATCATGCTCAACCGTATCGCTGTCAGCGACGGCTCATACAACGCCTGGATACAAACAGTGTATACAAGTGGAGGGCTGAATCACATCGAAACACCTCTATATCTTGGAGGTAGTTCATTAGAGATTGAATTTCAAGAAGTCGTAAACAACAGCGGCACAGAAGATCAGCCCCTAGGAACATTAGCAGGTAGAGGAATAGCAACCAATCATAAAGGAGGCAACATTGTATTTAAAGCAGACGAGCCTGGATACATATTTTGTATTTCTTCTATTACTCCAAGAGTTGATTATTATCAAGGAAATGAATGGGACTTATACCTCGGAACAATGGACGATTTGCACAAACCTCAACTTGATGGTATTGGCTTCCAAGACCGGCTCTACAAACATCTAAATGCCTCATGTAAAAACGACGATTTGGAAAAGTCAATAGGGAAACAACCAGCTTGGATCCAATATATGACAAACTTCAATAGAACAAAGGGAAACTTTGCACTCATTGAAAATGAAGGTTGGATGTGCCTAAACCGAATATTTGGCAATATAGATACCTACACAACTTACGTATTTCCGCATTTATATAACAACATTTTTGCAGATACAGACATAACGGCGCAGAATTTCTGGGTACAAATTGCATTCAATTATAAACCTAGAAGAGTTATGAGCGCAAAAGTTATTCCTAACATTTAAAAATTAAAATTATGATCAGACCAACATTCTTTCCAAAACCAATAGAAACTAATTATGAATACCAAGTCGGAGAATCCATCGAAGACAAAGTCAAACGAATTACCGAAAACAATGAGCCAATCACAGACGGAGCACCAATTATCTACACAAACAGAGACGACGGAGTATTACCGGCTTATAACATCAGAACTGACAGATGGGAGGTTGCTCAACAAGCTATGGACGCAGTCAACCAAGCAAACCTTGCGAAAAGTAAAAACTACGGAAAAATAGAACAACAAGAACAAAATGCCCTCGATTCGAAGGAAGTTGGAGATACTTCTTCGCAGCAGGAATCGGCGGGATAAACCGCACATCTAAAAGGCTGGGAGTTAGAGAGTTAATCTCTACTCCCTCCATTTTTCACAAAATGGTACGCATGTAGCATATATTATCTAGTAATATGTGTAACCCTTGTAAGGTTACAAGGGCGAAAAACAAAACAAATAGAACAACATGGGAAATTTCGGAAAATCATTTATAAGTGGGCTAGGATCCACAGCAGCAAGCGCTGGTAGTGGATTCCTCGGGAATGCACTAAGTCAAGCATTCGGGCTAAGTTGGTCACCGCAAAAAGCTATGGAAGAACAATGGAAGTACAATAAAAACATCATGGCTTTGCAAAACCAATATCAACAACAGGCAGCTGAAAAGTCTCAACAATACGCAAAAGATTATTGGGACTACACCAATGCAGAAAACCAAATTCGACATCTAAAAAACGCAGGCTTAAACATAGGTCTGATGTATGGACAAAGCGGTGCAGGTGGCATGGGCGCAAGTGGTGGAGCTCATCAAGCGTCACCGGAACAACCGCAAGGCAATCCTGTGGGAATGGCATTACAAGTACAACAACTCGAACAACAAAGAAGAATGAACGACGCACAAATTGCATTAGCAGAAGCACAAGCTAATAAAGCCAATACCGAAGCTAATAAAATTGCCGGCGTAGATACACAACAAGCCTTACAAGAAATTAGAGAGTCCATCTCCCGAATGGAGTTGAATATAAAAGAGGGTAATTATAAAGACGCTCTAACAGACTTAGCACAAGCCGAGACAGAAGCGACAAATGCTCTAACATCTCTCAGAGAAACACAAGAGGGACTAACAAAAGCCCAAATAAGTGAAGCATTTGCAATAGCAACATTTTACAGCGAAAAAGCTCATACTGAGTATTGGGTAAAAGAAAATGAAAAAATTCAAAACCAATATTTAAAAGATACTTACAATGATAGAGTTGACGCTGCATACTATAACAACGCGGTAGCAATCGCGTTGGCCGCAAAATATATCAGTGAAAAAGATGTAAATGAAAAACAAATAGAAAATTTAGCGGCAAATATTAAAGAATTAGAAGCTCTTGCTGACAAACACGATTGGGACAAAGAAACATACCGTAAACAAGTAGAAGGTATGATAGACCGTTGGGAGGAACAAACCTTTAATGAAAGAATCGGAATAGGTCTGGAATTCGGAGAAAACGTTGTAAACATGTTGTACAAAGGACGCAGGAAGAAAAGCAGCATAAAAACCAAATCAACCAGACAAGGCAAAACTACAACAACAGAAACATATACAGAATCCTATTGATATGTGTCTATATCCTACTTTTATTAAAAACCCAAAGTATAAACCTAACAAAAAAAATAAAGGGAAACCTCCTGTTTGCAAAGATAGGAGGCTTCTCTATGTGCCCGTGAAATGTGGGTGCTGTATAGAATGTAGAAAGGAGAAACAAAGAGAATGGAGAGTACGACTAGAAGAGGAGTTACGTTCAAACTTCGGTTATTTTATCACATTGACTATGTCGCAAGAGGGTATAAAAGAACTCGAAGAAAAAACAGGACTAAAATGGAAAGAAAATCCGAACGAAATAGCTACAAAAGGACTAAGATTATTTTTAGAACGCTGTCGAAAAGATACCTCGAAAAGCATAAAACATTGGTGTGTTACGGAACTCGGAGAGGGAAACGACCGAATACACCTACATGGTATATTTTTCGGACAAAAAAGTGCAGAACTAATAAAAAAGCACTGGAAATACGGCTTCTCATTCATAGGCCAATATTGTAATAGCCGAAGTGTCAACTATATGACAAAGTATATGTTAAAAGTAGACACAAAACACCCAGAGTTTAAGCAAATCGTATTGGCAAGTAAAGGCATAGGAGCTGGGTACATGGATAGATTAGATTATCTCTGGCAAAAGCAAAACTACAAGAATATAAACGTAGCTACCTATGCCTTTCGAAATGGTACAAAAATGGCTATGCCAAAGTATTATAAAGACAAAATATTTACAGAAAAAGAACGTGAAAAAATGTGGATCAACAATCTTAATAGGGGACTACTATGGATATATGGAGAAAAAGTAAAAGCTGATGACTGGAAAACTATTGACAACCTTAGAAGGTATTGGCAAGAATATGGTCGTGAAATAATGGGAGACAACCCTATCGCTTGGAATGCTATGAAAGAACGGAGGAAAGAAGAAAAGCAACGACAAGCTATTGCCGAGGCTAAAAAGTTAGCTGAAAAATTCAGCACGGAAAATCTAACAGAGTTACCGTTACAGGCCGATTTTCCTATGCAAGAGGAAAAACAGGAATGGGAAGATATTATCAATCAATACATTAAAGATAATATATGGACATTCAAAAGAGTAAGAAGGTGCACTACCTCAGAGCATTGCGACTCATTGGGAGCATTTGGACAAGCGTGGAATAGTATCAGGCAGTAATTTAGACAGTATTTTTAATGTTTAAGGCGGAAAGGCCAAAAGAGTTTGACCTTTCCTTGTTTGAATACGCTCGCGACGGCGGAACCTGCTCGCTGTAAGCCTTGCAGGCTTGCGCGCAATAGTACTAGACAGTGTTAAAGACGTTAATTACATATGTTAAAATGGGATATTTACTTGCAAAATGGGACATTCTATATTATCTTTGTAATGTAATCAAAAAACACAAGGTTATGGAAGCAAAAACTATTATCATCGCAAGAAGTTACAGTCAGGAGCTATTTTATTTAAAAAAGTTCAAAAATGAAAAAGAGGCTATTAGTCACGGAGAGCGAATTACCCATCAATACAAAGGGTGCGTCATAACATACCTTAAAGAAAAAAGAACTGGTCATCGCTGGGAGATAGACGTAATCGAACTAAGCAAAGGTGGAATGAATATTTCCAATCTTGTTGTAAATTCAAAAAAAAGTGCTAAATTAGTGGCCAAGAATTTAAAAGAATACGACGATACCTTAAAGATTCACATATATAAAGTATATTAATTATGAAAGAGAAGATTGAACAATTCATCAAGGAAAACTGGATAAGCCTCATACTTATCTTAGTGTTAATTATTGTGATTTCCTGTCAGGGGTGCGGAAGCACTTGGAAGATCTCGGATAACACCATCAACGTAAACAACAAATGTCAAAATGATTCAATTGCACATCACAATGATACCATCAATCACGAAGTACGGGAAATTCCGTAAAAAAGAATGGATCAAAAGCGCCAAAATACCCTTCGAGGTATTCAGCGAGGGCTATTATTCACTCATGTGGGAAGGCTTTGAATGGGATACAGGTCGATGTGTGAAAGGTTTTAGAGTCGTTATGAATTGCTGCTTATTCAAAGAAGCAGAGCGGCTTGAAAATGACTTGCGTAAAAGTAGAATTATATTAACAAAAGTTGAAGCAATTAAAAACATTTAATCATGGATCAACAAGAAGCAGTACAATGGGCCGAAGGCCAAGACGTGGTACAAGTACGCGCAATGCGTAATGGAGAAGAAGACAAATTTGTATTCACCGTTGGGGAATACGTAGTAACTCCACACGTGTTCGACACACAAGAGGAAGCAATGAACTACCTTAATGAACATTTCAAATTGACAAACATGGACTTAGCAATCATCGGAGCTATGTGCCAGAAACTCAATGAGCTTAATAATCAACAACCTAACAACAAAGAAAAATGAAAGTAAGTATCGGAAAAAACACCCTCGGAGGTGGAAAAAAAATGATGGCACGGTTAAATAATTATAACCGTAGTACGCACGATTTAAGTTGTGTCGTAAGAACAACAGCAGCCGTAGGAACTCTAATCCCTACATTATATCATTTAGTGTTACCAGGAGATACCTTTCCTATCCAAACAAGATGTCATACATTAACCCATCCAACAATTGGACCTCTATTTGGGAGCTTTAAGCAACAAAACGATTTCTTTTTTTGTCCAATTAGACTATACAATGCAATGTTACACAACAATGCTTTAAATATAGGGCTAAACATGAAACAAGTGAAATTTCCTATATTTCCAATATCTTATAGGCTATATACCGATAAGAAAAAAATGAAAGGAAGTAACGGATCCCTAAACAATGAAGTTCATCCGAGCTCGCTAGTCGCGTATACAGGGGTAAGAGCCCTCTCGACCTTACAACCTTACGGGACAAATATGAAAACCTTCAACTGCATTAAATTAATGATGTATTACGATATTTTTAAAAATTATTATGCAAACAAGCAAGAAAAAAATTTTTATGTAATATCCGGGAACACCTACTATATGTACAAACAAGTAGCAGGCGCACTTGAGGAAGGACAAATGAGCATAACTCTTGCAAATAGCGGCGACAGACAAGGCACATGGAGTATTGGCACTACGGGTATACCTAATCTCATAGATTCTACAGGTGATTATCCTAAAAAAAACACAGACTACCAAATTTGGGTATTAGCTATAAAGCCATACACCCAAGATAAGGACACAGGACAAATAGAAGTAAGCATAAACATGCAAACCGGTTGGGTACTTGAAAGTGGCGGAGCCGTGGGAGGTCGAAAAACAATCCAAGTATATGGGACTATAAACAATCTCACAGAAAAAGGAGTTTTAACAAATATTACAAAATCCGCGACCAACGCCATCAAAGGTATAGAGTATTATAAAATTACCGATACTACATTCCTTCCAACCGAAGCGACGTTTAAAACATATTTCTATGTAAACAGACCCTCTTTCGCTACAAGTGTAGAAGCAAGATATACCAGCTATAATCTAAGCACAATCGACGATATGAGAGAAAATATACTCACGGCGGGAAAGACTCAATATGTATCACAAGATCCATTTATCGTCGATATTTTCAAACCTATACAAACAAAAGATGGTATAGCACCAAGCTGTTCGCAACCATTGGTAGGCCTTGCACTTAAAACATATCAAAGCGATATAAATACAAACTGGGTCAATACCGAATGGATCGACGGGGAAGCAGGTATCAACGCTATAACAGCTATCGATACAAGTTCAGGCAGCTTCACGCTCGACACTCTCAATCTGGCGAAAAAAGTATATACCATGCTCAACAGAATCGCCGTAAGCGACGGAAGTTATAATGCATGGATCCAGACCGTATACACAAGTGGAGGACTCAACCATATCGAAACACCTCTATATCTTGGCGGCAGCTCACTCGAAATTGAATTTCAAGAAGTTGTAAACAACAGCGGAAGCGAAGAACAGCCATTAGGAACATTAGCCGGTAGAGGTATTGCAAGTAATCACAAAGGGGGAAACATTATATTCAAAGCAGATGAACCCGGATACATATTTTGCATCACTTCTATCACTCCAAGAGTTGATTATTTTCAAGGTAACGAGTGGGATAATTATTTATCGACACTAGACGATTTGCATAAACCACAACTTGACGGTATAGGCTTTCAAGACAGATTGTACCGAAGCGTAAATGCAAACACACCTTACGCAATGGCAGGCAAATCGATCGGTAAACAACCTGCATGGATTGAATACATGACAAATGTAAATAAAACATACGGAAATTTCGCACTTGTCGAGAATGAGGGCTGGATGTGTCTAAACAGGATATTCGGAGATATAGATACCTACACAACATACGTATTTCCACACCTCTATAACAACATCTTCGCCGATACAGACATAACCGCCCAAAATTTCTGGATCCAAATAGCATTTAATATCAAACCTCGACGCGTTATGAGCGCA